GTATACCTAATTATAGCATACAATTTTAACAAAAACAACAAAAATGACAAAATTAACAAAATGTTCATAATTAGAATACCGGCAAGTTATCTGACAACTCGCCGAAAGGGACGGCGAATTGTCAGAATTGTTTGATCATCACACACAATTCTGGAGGAGCTGGACGCGGCTAATTGTCAGACAATTCAGACAAAGGGAAAAGGCTATATACTATATAGCCTTTTTATATTTGCTTAACAGTTTCCAAGGATTTTCAAATATCCCTTTACTATACTTTTTGTGTTGTCGGAGAGCATGAACCAGAATTTCCACTTCTATATATACATCAGACAAAGCGGTATGGTCTTCTATGAACTCGCTATCGTTGTGCATATATCTATATCCAACTTCGGCTGATGACCTCGGATTGCCCTTTTCGGTATACAAGTCATTCAAGTCGATAAACCTTTTATATCCTTTCTGTGGAAGATATATACTTTCAACAGCCATTGCCCATATGTCTTGTATCTCAAAATCTCTATCGAATAGGCTTCTGATATTACCTTTATATCTCTTTTGATTAGTGAGATTAGCGGTAGCTTCTAAGGCTCTAAGGTCAAAGGATAGGTTGTAAGCTGAAATTGTGATGTTTGGATACCTATTCATAACTTTATTTAGGTTAAAAAGAATTTGACCAAAACTTCTAACTTGAATTGAACCGTTTTTAATTTGCTCATCATACCAAGGACGTTTTGAGCCATAAAAAGCGTTATTCATAGCCGGTGAACCGTAGATATTTTCGACTATATAGTTATAGCTTTCGTATATCTTGCCGGTCTTGTCGCAAACAGCGAACCCAATGTCATAGATTAGAGGCTTACTGGAATTATTGTCTTTGTCTAAAGTAGTAGTTTCAGTATCAAAAACTAGGAAGTATTTTTTGCGATTATCAATTTTCATCATTATTATCAATTCCTTTCTTATTAAGGTTATACCTTATTATAGCATGGATATAGACCAACTACAAGAGGTTTCAAAACTGTTAACAAATTGTTTACAAATAGAGTTGTCGCAATAGTCTGACAATTTGCCGAGGAGCTGGACCTTAAATAAAATATTCATGCGGCCTTTCAATATCTCCTGTATATATATAAATAGCAAAGAACTATCTTGACAAACTTTTAACAAACTAATCCAAATGAGTTCACAGAATATTCACACAACTAGCCGTGTCTGAATATTCTGACAATTCGCCGCTTAATTGTCAGACTATTTTGAAAATTTGCCGTCCTAATGGGCGAATTATCAGATAAATAAGAAAAAAAGGGACAATTGCCCCTTTTTGTAAACTTTTTACATTCTACATCTTTTTAGTTGCTTTTCTTAATCCCTGATGATTGAAGAAGAATTTTTTCTTTCCAATTCCTATTCTTAATCTCAATTGAGTTTCGCCGTTTCTCTTGTTATATCTGATTAAGTCTTCGGTATCCTTTTCAATATGATTGAACAAATCCCATTTTTCAATTAAGATGTATTCCTTAGCATTGAACCAGATAACCCAGATTGGGGAAGCGTCTTCTTCAAAAGCATTTCTTAAGTCTTCAATGATATTTCCAGTTGTTTCGCCTGGGATAATTCCGTCAAAACTTTTTACTTGAATTTGTGTTCCATTTGCAATTTCGATATCTCCAATTAATGAACCAGGAGCAGTTGGGTTATAACCAGTTGCATACAATTCGGCTAGCGTTTGAGCTTCTCTTTTTTCGCCATTATTTTTAGCGTTTGCGTAAATTTTTCTTGCGATTGCGATTTTAATTTTTCTTGACATTTTTATTACCACCTTTAAATTTTAGTATTAAGGTTTGTAGCTTCGCCCTTAATCTACTTATAGTATATCATACATAAACAGCAAATTCAACCTAAAATGACAAAATAATTAGGTACGAAACTTGTAATGTTTTAGCCTTTTTATTATCATATTCATAATGCAATTTTAACAAACTAATCCTGCAATTGTGTCAAAGATCCGCACAATTGAAAGTGGGAGGAGCTGGACTTGCAATAATCAGAAAATTCTCAAAATTTGCCGAAACGAAAAATGCGAAGTTTTTCCTTAAGAATTTTCGCAATATTCTGACAATTCAAATTTAGCAAAATAACAGTTTTTTCAGTATACAGAATATTCTGAAAATTATGACAATTGAATCTGTGAAAATTTTAACACTCAATTGTGTGCGTTGTCAGAATATTCTGTATATATATAATATTGGCAATATTCTGAAAATTCTGAAAATTCTGACAATTTCGGGGCAGCTTTTTCAGAAAATTCTGAATTCTCTGAATATTCAGAATTTTCTGGAGGAGCTGGACTTTTCAGAATATTCTGAATTGTGCGTACTTTTCGAATTGTCTGTATATATATAATAGTCCGAATATTCTGAATATTCTGAAAATTCTGACAATTTGGGTTGTTTTTATCACAATATTCTCACAATTCGCCGACCTGGAATTGTCAGACTATTCTCACAATTCGCCGGATCAAATTGTTAAACTATTCACAAAGATCATAAATTGTCGGCTAATTATCAGATAATTCTAAACAATAAAAAAATAGGCCTTTCGGCCTACTTTTATAAGTTTCTTTCTAATGCTCCTTTAAATGCTTGCTTATCTCCTTCAAAGGTTAACCATGCAGTTTGAATCATACCCTTTGTTAATGCACGTCCCCAGTCTGTGTTAGGATTGAATACTATAACTTCACCGTCTGTGAATGTGATTGTTTGTGTATCCCCGTAAAATGTGCCTGCTACCTTTAGTATTTTAACCTGTTTCATTTTAATCTCCTTCAGCCTGTTTCATCAGTATGTAAACGGCTACTCTTACATATACGGCCGTATTGGCCGTTTCAACTATTTAAGGTTATTCTTAAGACTTCTTTGTATCTGTCTAAGTCTTAAGCGTTCTTTGTCGCTTATGGACTTATCCATTAAAGCGGCCTCTATATTGGAGAGTCTGTTATTTGTTTGATACTGTTTCTTTGTCATTATTATCAATCCTTTCGTGTGCTATTATGGTACTATCTGTTAGGGAGGAGAGAGAGCTATATAACTCTCTTTCTCTCTATTAAATCATTGAAGAAGTACTTTCTCTTCTCTTTGCCTAGTTTAAAGCGTATAACCTCTTTACTGTTTCTTACATTGTATCTTATGACTTCCTCTGTTATGAGTTTATTGCTTATTCTCTTTAATAGCTCCCACTTATCCATTAGTATATATTGGTCATCAGTGAACCATATCATCCAGTACTGTGAAGCGTCATGAGTGAAGCAGGTTTCAAGGTCCTTTAGTATATTGCCCGTTGTACCATTGGGTACTGTTATAGAGCCGTCGAACGCTTTAACTTGAATATTGCCATATTTGGGGGCATATACGTCGCCACCTTTGGAAGCTGATAAGTATGGATTGTATTGAGTACAATGTAATTCTAGTATGGTTAACGCTTCCATGCGTTCACCGTTATTTTTTGCATTGGCTAGTAGGTTACGGGCTTCCAAAACTGTTATTTTTTTCATTTTAACAACCACCTTGTTATAATAGTAGATAGGTCATGCCTTCGGCCTTATTCCTTATCTCTAAGTCTATTATACTACTTATCCGGCAAATTGTCTAATAATTTGCCCCTGATTCAGTGAACAATGTGTTACGTTTATGTGAACGATGTGTTAACATTGTAGGCCATGCATACCACATGATATGGTATACATGACGGCCCTAACTGGTATCCAATACCATGTCTTATTTTTTTTTGCTTGTTCCTGCATTTTTTAATTGATAAAATAAGTTATATATAAATAATATATAAAAAATACCAGTAAACTAAAGGTATATCTATTCACTATGTAATACATCGTATTATATACTATACATATATACAATCACATTATATATAACAAAAATATTATAATAATATTATTGTCATAGTGATATATGTTATATATGCTTATACTATGTCCATCACTGAAGGACACGCTAGTATATGTGTTATGTATGTGGGTGATATATATGTGTGTATTGCTCGAACAATTCAAACAATGGGGGGGTGGGTTAACACTTTGTGAAGGATTTCACAAGCGATGTCGCCCTAGCTAGCAACCAATATCATTTTGAATCAAAACTGAAATTAAGCAACCAATAGTAGTATACCCACACCAAAATTTGACTTTCCCTCTTTTTTATGATATAATATAAATAGGGAAGCTATTATACTTTATTCCCTAAGGAGGAGAACATCATGTGTAAACAAAAGAAACGTACGAACAACTCAAAGGTGGGGTGCATACTATGCTAGATTATTCCATTGATTCACCTGAAGAACGTATAAAATATGTAGAAACTTGGCTAACCACTTTGGGCGATACGATCAAAGATGCCCAATTGGAACTAGCCGCCAACTATATCCTACATGCAGAAGATACAAAATTGGCCAATCACGCCAAACAAAATAAAGCAGATAATAATAAGCACTTCGAGCTAGAAGAAAATGCGGCTGAAGTGGAAGAAATAAAACCCCGTAAAGGCTCCAATGCTTACCTGCGCCCGAACGCACCAGTGCCTTGGGAGCATCCAAACCTAATAGATTTGAAAAAAGATATTGAAAAACTACAAGAATTGGAAAATCAAGCTTTCGACAGCTACACCAAATATCGTATACGTAGATGGATACTTGAGTTGCGTTTAGACGCTAAAGCAAGGGTGCCCGACCACACGATCAATGTAGGCGCCACCTTCACTACTACCCAGCCCATCGACTTGGAAATGGCTGGCCTCGATTGGACAAACCCTTTCCACGTTAAGCACCTCGTGCGCTTTTATAGCGAACTGAAGCAAAGTGATAACAGCAAATTTGAAATGGAGTATTTTGACAGCCTCGTAGAAAACACACCCATGGAACCGTGGCAGAAGCACATCTTAATACGCTACATAGACGGCTCTAACAGTATTACCGTTGCCCGAGAGATTGCGGAAGACTTTGGAAAGATATTATATCCAGGCTTTACCAGCAAGGTGATGCGCCAGATATATCGCAAGATTGCGGACGAAGCAGAAAAAGAAGATGTAGAAAAATCAATGCGCCATGATAGACGCTGCCCAAAGTGCGGCCAAAACTACCCTGATCATGAAATTTGGTGGAGAAAAGGCCAACGTAATTGTAAGATCTGCCTAGCGAAATAGGTGTGCGGCGAAATGCCCGATTTAAAAAAAGGAGAGCTAAAATGAACGAATTGAGAATTGTTTTAATTGAAGATCCCGCTACAGGAGATTGGAATCGCAGAGACTTCCAAGAACTAAGAGACGGGGATAATTTTAAACTTTACGAATGTAACGGAGAGTTTGTTGGCCAGTTTACCGCAAAAGGTGAGCTATTTCTTAATAAAGGAGTCTGGGCAATTATAACTTAGGAGGTGCGGCATGAAGAACCTCTTTAAAAACCTAAAAGAGTGGGTTAAGGCGGCGGCTGATTCAGCCAAGGCTCTTGACCCTTATTGGGTAGAACAAACTAGAAAGAAAACATCAAATATAGAACTATAAAGGAGGCGGGAGAATGTTCGAAGATTTACCTATAAACAAAAAAATAGATAAACTCGAAGAACTTGAAGACCTGATAGCAATTATGGGCTTCGTTCCTAGAACAGTAGTATCTTGGGAAGACTCAAGAGCGATCAAAGGTTACCTAACAATTTGTAAGCGAACGTTGGAAGATCAACTAAAATACCTCCCTCCCCAAACCAACAACTAAAGGAGTGAGGATACATGGCGCAAAAATGTCAAATGTGTAACAAATCAAAAGCAGAATCCGAATTTATGCCTTCCCACAGTCCGTTCTGGACAAAGGGAATTATTAATATATGCTATGATTGTTTAGAGAAAAGCGTAGATGGAGAGGATATGAACCAGGTTGACAGACTAATGCAGTTTGCTAATATGGCTTTCCTTCCACAGGAATGGCGCAAGATTTGGAAGAGAGAAGGAGCCAAGGCGTATAGAAAGTATGCGGCTGGATATTACACGATGAATTATTACAAGTATGATTGGGGCGAGCAGAACGAAAAGCTTATGGATCTAGCTAGACACGGTCTAATAGAGACAGAAGTTGAAGAACTGAAGCCTGGCCTAATTAGAGATTTAAAAATTCGTTGGGGTAATTTGGAAGAGTATGATCTATTATGGTTGGAGAATTACTACAATACTATTCTAGCTGATTTTAACATTGAAGCTGAAACTCAGCGCGACCAGTTCAGAAAAATTTGTAGAATGTCTTTAGTGATAGACAAGCAGCTACAAGAGGGTGCTATTGATAAAGACTTTATGACACAGTATAATAACTTTATGAATACAGCTTTAAAAAATGTAGAAAAGAACCAGACAAATGCAATTACTTCCGTCAGCCAGATAGTTGAGTTTATCGAACGTAATGGATACCAAGCCAACTTCTATGACGGTGTCCCAAGAGATGAAATTGATATGATTATTGATAATATCAAAGACTATATCAAAGATCTTGTCCATGGAGAAACGAACTTGCCTGAAATTTACAATCAGGTTAAAATGCGCCACGATAAAGGACTTCAAGAGCAGCCAATTAAGGCAGAAGAAATTATCGAGGACGAGTATATGGACGATGGGGACGACGACCTCAACTTTGAGGAGGACTAGAAATGTGGGCAGAAGCAACTACCTCCAAAATGGATCTTGCGCAGCGAGAGTTTAAAGAAAGAATGAGTAAGGATACCGGATTGCTAAAGTTAAACCCTAACAGCAACTCCGGCTCCAAAGTCGTTACTGAAGCACGCTTGTTGAAGATACTTCCATATTTGGAACAATACTATGAACTTTGGTTGGCCTATCCAGACAAACTGGTGGAGCTATTGCTACCCGTAGATACAAACTTCAAACTAATTCCCTTCCAGGTTATGGCTCTGCGCGTAAACGCTCGGCATAAACTGGTATTCCAGACAGCTACCCGTGGATACAGTAAATCTTTCATAGCTATATTAAGTAAACTACTTCACGGTATCTTACTTCCAAAAGCCAAGATTTCTGTAGTGTCAGAGTTCAAACAACAGGCGACACAGATCGGAAAAGAAAAACTGGATGAGCTATCCTACCTAATGCCGCTGCTTAAACAAGAGTTTAACGAAGCGCACGGTGCGGGTAATGCCAACAGTAAAGATTTCCTACGTAAGATGATTAAGAATGGCGCCCAATTGGACATTGTTTCAATTGAAGACTCTACTCGTGGAGGCCGTCGCCACTCGATTCTTTTTGAGGAAGCAAAAGACTTACCAGCTCAGCAAATCAATGCGGTTGTACTACCACTTCTAAATATCTCTCGAAGATCGGTTCTAGGAGAACTTAATCCTAGAGAACCTCATCAACAACAATTGTATGTTGGTAGTGCGGGCGTATGTAACAGCTTCGCCTATGAGAAGTGTATGGAAATACTAGTAACTACTGCCATTAATCCTGGCAAAGCCTTCTGTTGGGGCGGTAACTATCAAATACCTGTATATTACGGTCTTCTTGATAAAGACTTCGTTCTTGACCAAATGAACTCTAGTACTTATGACGAAGCTGACTTTGCTCGTGAGTATGGTTCTAAGTGGACAAGTTCAAGTATGGAAAGTTTGTTCGATTATGATCAGTTAACAAAAATTAGGAAGATAAAGAAAGCAGAGTGGAAAGCCGCTGACCAAGACGATATATTTTATGTCTTAGCAGTCGACGTTGCTCGTTCTGCGGCTAGAACCGTTTTAGAAGTGTTTAAAGTCCACATCGGAAAAGATCATTTCACGAAGAAGCTTGTTAATATGCAAACCATTCAGGGAGGATCTTTCCTATACCAAACTTTAAAGATTAAGGAACTAGACAGCAGATTTAATTTTAATCGAATTGTAATTGATGCTAACGGCCTAGGAGTAGGTTTAGTTGACTTCATGATGCAGGAGAACTATGACAAAGATACAGGAATAATGTACGGGCCTTATAATGTAGATAATATCAAAGAGTATCCTATATACTCTTCTGAGCAAAAAATAGGCGCTCCGTCTAAGTTATACCTAATCAAAACCAACCAACACAATGCGGGTGGTATTCATACTAACGCATATACAGAACTTTTCTCTGGAAAGGTGGAGTTGTTGGTAGATCCTAAAGTAGCAAGGGAGAAATTA